GCTTCTACTCCGGACAGCAGGTCCGAATCACTCTCTCCCGGCATGGTCATGCCGGGAATACTAGCCCGAAAAAGAGAGCAGACTGTTCAGGCTGCAACGAGGACGCGCAGGCACCCGGACGCGGCGTGATCCGCGGTGTCGGTGTAGTGCATCCCGCAATCGAGGCACTGCTCTTCGGTCTCCATGCGTACAGAGTGCGCTCATTTTGTAACTTTTTCCAATACCTTTCCGGGTGAAAAAGAGAGGAACCCCTGAGCTTTAGCTCCAGGGGTTCCTCTCACCGACGTTGCTACGTCGGCTTCACTGCGTCCTGTTCGAGACGCACGGGCAGGTAGATCGAGCACCAGTCCTTGTGCCAGTCAGGCTGGCAACCCTGGTCACACTCTCCAGCAGCCATCAGTCGAACCGGGTGATGTTGGCCACCAGCTTGTCGGCCTCGTCGTCGTCCAGTCCCACGGCCTTGGCGCGCTTCTCGATCGCCTCTTCCCAGCCGTCGATCTGGGCGGCCTTCATCTGCTGTCCGATGGCGAACAGCGTGTTGTTGCGCTTCCCGTCCGGGATGGGCTTCTGCAGGTCGGTCATCAGCTGGTCACGCATGAGGAGGATCTCCGTTTCATCTTGTGAGTTGAGCACCGAGGACACGTACGCGGCCCGGTGTTGACGCTCCTGCTGCTTCGCAACGAGGAGCTGGTGCAGGTGCTTCGGCAGCGGCACCGGCGCCCGGTCGTTCCACCGTTGCGTGTCGTGGTGGTAGACGCACCCGGTCGCCCGGATGTCGACGCCCTGCTCGATGCCGATGCGGTCGTGGATCTCACCGAACCCGAGCTCGTCGTCCCACTCCATCTCCACCGTGTAGAACAGGTGGTACCCGTTGCCGGACTTGCTGGTCTCCGCCAGCGTGGGCGGCAGGGCCCCGAGCTTCTTCGCGTGCTCGAGCCCACCGTTCTTCCCGTCGATGTCGACACACACCAGGCGCACTGAACGCATGATGAACGCGAACGCGTGCTTCCCGCGGTTGTAGCCGTACAGCGCCTTCCGCAGGTTGAAGTGGTCACTGGCGTACAGAGGCCCGAAGGTCTCGTCGCCCCACCCCTTGTCGGTCTTGCCGTCGGCGTACGCCTTCACCAGCGCGACACCCTTCGGTCCAGCCAGGTTCTCGAAGGCAGCCGGGATCGGCTGCTCGTCGTCGTACTGGTCAGTCATCCACCACGGCTGCGGCGATTGGATCATCTTCTTCTCCCTTGAGTGAGTCGATGAAAGCCTGCGCCTCGGGCTTGAGCCCTTCGACGACACGCACCTTGCGGGGCTTGCCGTCGACGCGCGCGGTCTTCCTGGTCGTGTGCAGTAGCGGGGCGAGCTGCACCATGACGTCTGGCTCAGCCCAATTCCCCAGGTCGTTCTCCTTGATGCGCCAGGACTGGAACGCCTGGACCACCTCCGCCATCGGCTTGCCGGCCAGGCCCGCCGTACCCATCGTGTCGTTCTCCTCGTAGTAACCGAGGAACTGCAACGCGATGGAGTTGATGTACATGTGCTCGAGCTGAAGCTCCACGGTCCGTGACGTCGGCGCCAGCTTCTCGGCTACCTCGTCCTCCAGCACGAAGCGGTCGATGAGCAGGGACATGAACGCCCCGAGCATCTCCTCGCTGACCATCTTCCTCTCGAACGCGTGATCCATCGGATACACGTTCGGGAACAGGAACCGCACCAACCGCTTCTGCAGCGCGGTCGACTTGTCCACGGACTTCGGCTCCCGCTGCAGCGCCTCGACGAACAGGGCGTTGGTCTGCACCGGCGTGGCCGTCGACTCGTATAGCCGGCGGATCCCGAAGGGCTCGCCAGCGATCAGCGTCTTTTCCGCACCAGAGTCCTTGAGGTACTCCGCCTGGCCGTCGTAGACCAGGTTGAGCAGCTTCCCGTTCAGGTCCAGCACCGCGGGTGACTTCTCTGCGATCGCCTGCCGCGTGACACTCGAGACGTTGTGCGCCCCGAGCAGCTTGTGCAGCATCTTGAGCAGCACGGACTTGCCGTTGCGCCCTTCGCCCAGCAGCAGCACGTACTTCACCGCGGACCATCCGGGCGCCAGGGTGGTGGCCAGGTGGGTCAGCAGTGACTCGGCTTCCTCGTCCCCTCCCACCCACTCGGAGATGACCGCGAAGCATTCGTCCTTCTTCGCCTGGTCCTCGTTGAGCATCGGCGTCAGGGTGTTTGGGACGAAGTCGCCCGTCACCTCCTGCAGCTTGCCCATCTCGTCCAGGCTCTTCAACCCCTCGGCCGTCCGCACCAGCAACGTGGTTGCCGGTGTGTCATGCCGGATGCAGTTCTGCGCGACCATGAAGTCGAAGCCGGCCAGCTCGCTGTCCGTGCCGAAGAGCATGTCGAACTGCCGTGCAGCCAGCTGTTGTACATCGTCCCGACTCAGCGGAACCCACATCGTCTCCTCCGGAGGCGGAGGGAACTCCGTGCTCCCGGTCTCGTAGTGAGCCGGGATGTAGGTGGTGCTGCGGTACCGCACCATCTCAAAGCTTTTGGCCAGGGTGCCGGCGTTCGCTGCTTTCTCCTTCGGTGTCTTGAGCTCCAGCACTTCGGTCTCCTTCTAGTGGCGGTGGGGTGCAGCCGTTCGCTGCACCCCACCGTGGTCGGTCACTTCTCCAGGTCCTTGAGGACCTTCATCTTCTGCTCGATCAGCGCGACGCCCGAAGGTGTCTGCGCTTCAACGAGTTCCTGCTTCAGCTGGTCCATCTGTTCCATGTATCTCTCCTTCTCCTGTGTGGCCGGCGGAATGCCGGACCCCCCAAGCCCACTCAGAGAAGGTTGATGCGGTGCACGGTCTTCTTCGACGCATCCGCGTCTGCCCCTCGAGGCATGATCCGACCGATCAACTGACGCCGGAGTGCGTCGTCGTTCGTGTCGTCGAGGATGATGAGCGTGTCGCACATCTTGTCGAGCCCGTCGGTGCCTGTCGCCAGGCTCGCCGTCCCGACCAGCACGGGGAACTCTCTGCGCTTGAAGGACGCCAGGACAGCGGCCTTCTGCTTGGTGGACATGCCACCGTGCACCAGCTCAGAGCATTGCCCCGCTGCTGCGCGTGACCGATCCACAGCCGTAGCGACTGTGGCATGGTTGGCGAACACCAGCACTGAACCTGACGCGCTGTTGATCAGGTCGTCCAATGTCTTGTGGATCTGGACATCCAGGAACCCGTACTCGTCGATCGCCTTGAGCGCGATCTCCGTGTGTGTCCTCTCCATCGCGGAGGCAACCATCCGGTGGTTCCGGCGGTCATACCCGTAGTCGTAGAACTCCTGCGGGATGTTGATGATGACGTCGTGCTCCTGGATAGAGAACACCAGCTCGTCCGGCAAGTAGTGCACGCCCGGCAGCGAAGCGAGGAACTCCTCCGCACCCGTGTACTGGTGGAACCCCAGCACCTTGGGTGTCTGACTGAACGGGTCCTGCTCGGTGACGCAGTTGGCGTACAGGAACGCGAGGTACCCACCCTTCGTCCCGGCTGGGTCGAGGATGTGCTTCACGCAGTACACCCGCTCCGCATCGTTGTAGTTGGGAGTGGCGCTCGCCAGGATGAGCGGTGCCTGTAGGCCCCGCGCCAACCTGTCGAGCTTCTTCCAACCCATCCCGCCGTGACCGCCGAACATGTGGAACTCGTCCGCAATCACGGCCGTGTTCCTATCCAGCTTCGTCCCCTTCATGCGGAACTTCGCGTGGCTCATGCACTGCACGGTCATGCCCAGCTTTGCGGCCACTTCCTCCCACTGTGCGTACGTCGACGGAGGTGTCACCACCACCGCCTTCGTGTGCCCCACCAGGAGGAGGCCGACCAGAGCAGTGATGCTCTTGCCGGCCCCCGTCCGGTAGTACAGGCACTCGCGCACCCGGTTGCCTCGCCTGAGCATCTCGGAGTAGAAGTCACGCTGGTAGTCGAACCAGTCCTTGATGCCGAGCTTGTCCTTGATCTCGTCGAGCCCGGCGATCACGGCAGGTCCTTGCACTCGGTGCAGCTGCCGAAGCAGATGATCACCTGGGTGCCGTGGATCTCCTTCGACGCGCTGCCCGACCAGAGCTGGTCGGGCACGTGCTTGCCGCAGTTGTCGCACGACTGCTCCCATCTGGCGAACTGCTCACGGGTGCAACCCTCCGGCGGTTCCTTCAGTGCCATCATGGCCACCTGGAAATCTCCGAACGCCTCCGCGATCGTCAGCCCTTTCTTCAGCAGCTCGACACGCTGGTCGATGGCAGCGACCAACCACGACGGCGGGTCATTGAACTCCCTCGCCGCGGTCACAGGTCCTCACCCCTGCGCACCATGTACTCCACGTGCACGAGCTCGTGGTCCATGTGCTCGCCACCGTGGATGTGCTCCGGGATCTTGATGGACCTTCGGCCCACCACCTTGATCCCTCGGCCACCGTGGAAGACGTCGTCGAACTTGACTCCCGTGTTCGGCCGCTCCTTGAACGCAGGCTTCATGTAGATACCTGCCATCAGCGCGAGCACCGTCGAGCCGGCCAGCCGAGGCTGCTCCTGCTTCACCCGGTACTCCTGCTTCATGTCCTCGTTGACGTCTCCGCCCACGAACGCAGCCTGGTGGTGCAGACCCAGCCCGAGGTACGCGGCGATGTACCTGCACCAGGAGTCGACCTGCCGGATGTGCCGGCCCCTCGCCAGCCTGTTGGCCTTGAGGAACCCTGCACCCAGCGGGTCGACGTGAAGCGACCCGAACAGCATGGGTCTCTCCGTCCTGCGGTCGTGCACCTCGAGCGCCACGATGTGACGCAGGTGCTTCGACCCGTGCTTGTTGTCACGCAGCACCTTGTCGATCACGGTGAAGCGCCGCACCTTGAGGGCCACGACACAGCCGTTGGTCCGGTAGTTGAGGAACGGCCACACGAACCAGTCGTCACCCAAGATGTTGCGGACCCGGTTGGGGTCCTTCACCTCCTGGAAGAGGATCACGTGCAGCGGAGCGATGTGCTCCAGCACCCACGACCAGGTCTGTTCTGTCAGACCCAGGCTGATGCGGGTGTTCCAGGTGAGGATCCCGAGGGACCTCCACCCCTTCTCGCGGTTGATCCTGTTCATGTCTGCCTCCCTTGGCTGGCCAAGTACGCGGCCACCTGGTCGTCGTTCATGTCGGTCGGATCGAGGGCCTCGATCTCAATGGTGTCCAGCCCGACGAAGTTGTCCGGGATGGTGATGACTGCTGTCGGTTGCAACGGCAGGAACGCCTGCTCCGGGAAGTCGAGCTTGAGCTCGACGACCACGCACCCGGCCTTGGCCGGACTACGAGATTTCGTGGTGGACACGATCGTGATCGACGTGACCGTCGGCAGGTGCTGCCCCTGCGCTGAGTCGTAGCGGGTACCGAACGTGGGCTTCACCTGGGCGAAGACACGTGCGGTCACCCGTCGGCCGGTGCTCACTCCTCCACCTGGTAGGTGGAGTCGGCGAAGCCCGGGCGTGCACAGCTCCCGGTGACCGGGTTGTGGAACGCCTCGGTCTCGTCACAGTGGATGCACTTCGGGACCTGACCGGGCAACAGGAACGGGACGGGCTCGTCGACCTCACCGTTCTTCTGCGCCCAGTACTCCGACGACAGCCGGGCGTGGACCATGTCCTCGCCCACGATGGTGCGGAAGATGTCGAGGTAGCCCTCGATGTCGTCGCTGTTGTCGCTGTAGTCCGGCGTGTGCTGGGTCCGCACCAGCTTCAGCCCCATCAGCAGGAGCGGAACCTCGTGCGCCTGGATCTCGTGGTCGAGGATCCCGGACCACACCGTGGCGATGCGGGTGAAGCAGTTGATCGGCTCTCCGTAGAGGGCCACGCGCTGGTCGATGACCTCGGTCACGACGTCGTTGCGGTCGGTCATTGGATCTCCTAGTGGTGAGTCACGGACCAGACGTCTGTCTGGTCCAGGTGGGCCTTGATCACGGTTGCGACCAGGCGGTTGAGGTCGGTGTCTTTGTACATTCCCAGCAACGCGATGCGCGCTGCGGAACGCAGGTCGTCGTGGTGTGTCGGAGTGCTGAACTTCTGCACCCCGAGCACCTCCATCACGGACGGCAGGACGATCTTCTTGACGCCGGTGTTGTCGAGCACCTTGAAGCCAGTGGCTGCACGCATCTCTGCGACAGCCTTCACCATCTTGCTGTCGTGCTGCATGTGGTGTCGCGGCCGGTAGCCCTCAATGAAGCCGATGGCCTTGGCCGGGCAGTACTGCTTCACTGCCTGGGCATCAGGCCCCAGCACCACGCAGTGGCCCACCGCAATGTGCCTCCGTTCCGGGAAGAACATCAACGACACCACCCCGGTGTGCACGATCCCTGGGTCAACCCCGATGATGTGTGTAGTCTGGTTCACGGAATCTCCTTCCCGTTGAGTCGGTGCGAGGCCCCGGGCTTGGTCACCCGGGGCCTCGCGTGCGTCTACTTGATGTAGCGGTAGGCGCTCTTGATGTCTGCTGCCAAGGGGAACCCCGGCAGCACGGTGGTGCTCATGCACTTGCTCATCTCCTGCTCGAGGAGATCGAGCCCGATACTTGGAGCTATGGCGTAGCCCGGTTGCCAGTCCACGACGATCTCGTCGTGGAACTGACCGACGATCTTGACGTTGCTGTACCGGTCGATCACCTTTTGCAGCTCACGCAGCGAGTAGAAGAACAGCTCACGGCACAGCGACTGCGTCAGGATCCCTGACAGCTTGCCGCCGTACAGCTTGTAGAACACCACCTGTCCCGTCTTCGGGTGCTTGTAGCAGTTGATCCACGGGTCACCACCCTTGTTCTTGGCAGGCTTGTAGTAGCCGATGTCCCGGCCACGGACGTAACACCCGTGGAACACCCGAGACAGGAGCAGCTCGCCCTGCGGCCGGCTGTTGTGGCGCAGCGTCATCCTGATGGACTTCGCGTGCGGGTTCAGCAGACGCAGACTGCTGGGCGTGGAGATCTCCTCGAAGCAGACGACGAGGTCGTTGCCCAGCAGCTGGTGGTAGTTGCGGTTCCCGCCCTCGACCACCTCACGGAGCGTCTTGTCGAGCAGGTCCCACAGGCGGACGACCTCGGGGTTGGTGGCTCGCCAGTCGGAGACCAGTTGCGCCGCCTCACCCTCGGTGAACTCCACACCCATCTTGGCTGCGAAGTCCTTGACCGCTCCGGGCCCAGCACCGTAGCCACAGCTGAGCTCACCGACCTTGCCAGTCTGCCGCTGTGGCTTGGTCACTGCGTCGTAGCTGACGGAGAACATCTCCTGGGCCAGCACCTTGTACAGGTCCTAGCCCTGGTGGTACGCCTCCATCTTCCACTCGGCGCCGGCAATGTAGCCCAGCCCTCGTGACTCGACAGACGAGAAGTCTCCGACGATCAGCACCCCGTCAGGGTGCCTGGCCGTGAAGACCTGCCGCAGGTTCACGGCCAGCTCGTCGTTGCTCCACTCGACGGTTGCGTCGTCGAGCTCGGACATGTCGGCCGGCTCGGTGAGACGCTTGA